GATTAGCTTCTTTACCTTTTCTAACCATATCTTGTTCTCTAACTTTTAGCTCATCACGTTTTAAATCAATTAATGGATCAGCCGCAGAATCTTTAAGTAAATCTTCGTACTCTGCTACAAACTCTGCAATAAGTTCTGACTCTCGCTCTGCAACTCGTGACTGCATTTCCATCATCATTTGTTGTTGCATCATTTGTTGTTGCTCAGGTGGCATTGGCTGCATTTGTTGTTGAACTTCTGCTTGTACTGATTCTTGAGCTTTAAGTGATATGTGTTGCATAATGTGAGCTTGTAAGTTTGCCATTACAACCGGACTTTGTTTTACAACTGTACTGTGCATCATAGCAAAGTGTGCTTCGATATGAGCATCATGATTCTGTCCTTGAAACGCTTGTGCCGGCATACCTGCAAGCATCTCAGCATTTTCTGTTGCTGGGTCTTTTGGTTGTGGTTCTTGAGGTGGAGGTAACATTGCTTCAATATTTTGAACACCCATTGCTTCATACATTCTTCTATAAGCTTCATGTACGTTATGCATTTCAGGTGCAGCTTGTGCTAATTGTAATTGTTGTTGAGCAAGTGTTACACGTTGTGTAACTGAAAAAATATTTGGATCAGATACAGGTATTACATCAATACGTGCATCAAAGTCTTGTGCTTTAACAGCTTGGTTACCACCAACAATTTGATATGGATAAACTGGTGGTAATGTTTCTGCAAATAATTGTGCAAGTAATTTAAATTCTTTTCCTTGAGCTGAATGCATTCTTTTATGAATCGCAGACATAACTTTCATTCCACGCTCTAGTAATGCCATAGTTGTACCAACAGGATTAACTTCATTACCTTCGCCAAGTTTCATATCAGCAACAGCAGCAAATGATTTACCACTGTCAATTACAAAACCTAATAAGTTAAATAAAGTTTGTGATGGTTCTTTGTAAGGTAGAGTAATTAGTGAAGATGCAATATCCCCTGCAGGTGCATCAACATCTCTAAACTCACCTGGTACTAATGGCTGATCATCATCACGTATTCTAAGCCCACGAGCTTTAAAGCCGGCTGGTAAGTTGACGAGTGTGCCTGCGTCGATAAGCTGTCGTAATACAGAGGTTGCGGTTTTTGTGAGACCACCAAGCATATGAATAAGACCAAAACCATAAAAGCCAAGACCTGGCAAAAATTTATAATGTACGAAATATTGTTTTTTAATTTTAAGTGGGTCACCTTCAGCCCAGTTTCTCCTTATAGATAAAATTTTATTGGAATTATCTTCAATAGTTACAATATACGGTAAACTAATTCCAGTCTCTTCGCCTGCCTCATTGGCATCTTCATAACCTGGAAGGTCTAAGTTAGTATGAATTTCCAACAAAGTATAAATGTCATCTTTTGTGTAAACTTTTTTCTTACCAGATATCTCATCTATTTTTTCTTGTACTTCGCTTGGATCATCATCTGGTGGATTGCCAACTTCTACATCACGGTAAAATCCTGTAACTTGAAACTTCCGTAGATCGTTGGCCATCATTTTTACAACGTGGGTAATTCTAGAACATGTCATTAAGTCTGTTGAATCGTAAGGAACTACTAGATCTTCTGATGATACAAATTTAGCAACGGGTCTACCTAATGTATTATCAAAATAAACTTTACGGAACGCCGAACCTGACAAGGGTAGGTGAAATAGCATTTGGTCAAGTTCGGGCTCGTATTCCTCCATGACGTGGGTGAGTTGGAAATTCATAAATTCTTTAACACGGCTCGATTGAGATTCAACTTGTGGGTTAGTTGCTCCCATGATTTGTGTTTTTACAGGGCCACCGGCAGGAAATAATTCTTTATATGATTGTGCTTGAAACTGTGTAACTGATTCTGCAAGTAAAGGGTGTGATACACCTGATGCTCCAGGAAAGGGGGATGTACGATCATCATACTTCATTCCAAGTAGATCTAACCCCTCAGCATAAGTCGATGACCAATCACCACGTGATTCTTTATCACCATCATAGGCATCAGAAAGTTCTCTTGCTATTACATCAAGATCACCATCACTTAATTGTTCAGCTAAGTTTTCATTATGTCCACCCATCATTGATTGGGCCGGACCAAAATTTATAGTTGCACCACCATCAGCGTCTAACTGTGGATCACCTTCGTTGAATTCTACTTCTTGTGCTCTAATGTCGAACTTCATTTGTTCTTTTAGAGGCATATCTCTGTCTATTGGCATGTTACGCCCTTAATGATGCTATTCCTGCACCTTCATTTCGTTGTTGCATGGATTGAATAATTCTTTCGCCTTCAATCGTAATAAACTTTTCTAAACCTTGTGGTCCAAGATATTCATTAGGGAGTTGTCCTTGATCTTTTAACATATCATAAGCTTCTATAACTAAACCAAGCATTGGATCTTCCATTGCTGCAGTTCTTAGTGTGCCTTCGCGATCAAGTTCTTCTCTTAGCTCAATTGGATCTGTATCAAACATTCCACCTGGATCATCTATCATGTCTGTTGGTACTCTCATTTCGTCATCACCAGCAGCCATCATTTTACCTTGAGGTAAACCACCTAGACCATTTCTCATGTCTCTTATTGCCATTAAATCACCTTTTTATTACCCGTATTAATACTAACACAGAATATAGCAGTTTATTTAGTTTTACCATAGCTTTTTTTACTTTTGTATTTAGCGGCATCTTCTTTGCCTAGTTGTTTCCAAAATTCATCAAGTGGGTTGTGTTCGCAATTGATACAGTCACACTCGACCGTTCTACACGAACCACCATTACCACAGTGGCATTCGTGCTCGCAATGCTTACAAGCAGCCATTATCTCCCCCTAGAACCAATAATTATTTATTCTTGTTAACCTTGCCACCTTTAGCTTTAGTGACACGTTTACCTTGTTTGTATCCTCTGCGAGCTTTATTAGCTGCAGCCATACCTTCTTTGGTATACGGGTATTTTTTACCTTTTACGTTTGGCATATAGACCTCCTTAATCTACTTGATTCGCAACATCGCGAATGAAACTATTAATCTTGTATAGTTTAGTCCCATCGCTGTAATTTACAATATAATCTTTTGGATTTATTTTTGGTTTCACGGTTCCTCCTTTTTTGTAACCTACACGGCCACCTTTATTAAAAGTTTTTGTAATTCCTGCAGAATAATACGGATCACCATTTGGTAAAAACTGTGCTCCCCCTTGTAGATAAATATCATCTGCTATTTGTTTTTTTAAATTAACGTCTAATACATCTGAATTTGCAAATCCATAGAGACCTGTTCTTTCATCTACTGGAGGTATGCCTCTTTTATTTCTCTCCATAAAATTTAAAAATCCATCAAAAGCCATTGCTTCTCTCTGTCTATTTGCTGCTGCTTCCATTTTTTTATCTTGGTCTTTTAACCACTCCTCATACTCTTTTAGAAATTCTTCTTTTTTATCTTCAGTGAGGTCTTTAAATTCTTTTTTAACTGTGTTTCCTTCCTTGTAACCTACACGGCCACCTTGTTTAAAAACTTCTTCTCCGTATAAATTATTATAAAAATCTTTTAACTCTTCTGCAAATTTAGGGTTATCTTTAATTTCTTTTTTAACCATCTTTGTTGTTCTTGTTTTAGCTACTTTTAGAGCAGCTAAAGCATCTAATTCTTTGCCCCCTACAAATTTTTTATCTCCTGGAAGTTTGACACGAACATTTAATTTTTCAATATTTTTAACTGCAGTCTCGTAATCAATTGAGTTTCGTTTATATTGTTCCACAATTTTACCTGCATAGTCATTACGATCTCTTAATGTAAGCTGTAAATGTTTAGTTGCACTTATGTCCTTGCCTAACATGTGGTGTATTTCTAATGGATTATTAGTAAATCTTTTTTTCTGCATACTTCCTCTAAATTTTTTATCCGCTGATAAAAAATTAAATAATTCTGCATTAGTTGGTAATCTTTTAAAATCTTTAAAAAAATCTTGTAATATTTTATTACTTGGTAAATCTGTTTTAAATTTTTTTGCTACAGATATTAAATCAAGAAGGTGAGCCGCGTCAGGATGGTCGCTAATTAATTTCTCATTTGGTTTTAACTTACCTTTATACCCCGCGTCTAAATAAATAATTCCTGTATCTGGATCTTTAACGCCTACAAATTTTCCAGATTTATATACTTCATTTTTTTTATTAGACATATAACTTAATAATCTGTTTCTTTCTTCTTTTAAAATAGCTTTACCAGGTGTTGGAATGCTTTTGTCTTTTACTCTTCTGGTGCTTGAATAATACTCTTCTTTTTTCTTATCCAATATTGTTTTAGCAAACTCTGGATCTTTACTTTTTCGATCGCGCATATAATCTCTTTGATAAGCAGCTTTCTTATCTAAAAAATCTGGGCCTTGTCTTATTTTACTTCGTATTGAAGCAAAAGATTTTTCTGAATATAAAGTACCGTCTGGTTTTTTTGGTTTTAACCAGTCTTCAGGAGAAAAAATTTTATTTGTTCTGGGATCAATATATTTATTTTTATTCAACTCTTCTAATAATTTTAATTTTTCTTGATACTCGCTTAAATAAGGTCTTCCCAACCTGTCTTTTTTAAATTTTAAATTTTCAATTAGTTCTATACCCGGTAATTCATCAGAAGCTTTAGCACTTTTTTTAATAGTGACAACCGGCTGTTTTTTATCTTTAGATAGAATC